TGACCTCCTCTTGGTTGATGATCCCCACTCTGAACAAGATGTTATCAACGGGAACTTTGAAGTCTTTGAAAAAGCCTACGAGTGGTTCACCTTCGGTGCGCGAACACGTCTAATGCCCGGTGGGCGGGTAGCAATTATCCAGACGCGGTGGCATATGGACGACCTTACAGGCCGTGTAACGCGTGATATGACGAATAATAAGCTGTCAGACCAGTATGAGGTGGTAGAGTTTCCCGCTATACTAGAAATACAGAGTAAAAAGACCGCAGAAGTTGTACACAAGCCTCTGTGGCCTGAGTTTTTCGATATGCAGGCGTTAGAACGCACAAAAGCGTCTATGCCCGTGTTCCAATGGAACGCACAATACCAACAACAACCCACCGCAGAAGAAGCAGCGATTGTAAAACGCGAGTGGTGGCAGGAATGGGCGGGTGAGAATCCCCCCTCGTGCGAATATATCATAATGTCGCTCGATGCAGCCGCCGAAAAACACAATCGAGCAGACTACACGGCACTCACCACGTGGGGTGTGTTTATGAATGAAGAAGAGAACGCCTATCACATAATACTACTTAATAGTATAAAGGAACGCCTAGAGTTTCCTGAGCTTAAACAACTGGCAATGGACGAATACAGGGACTGGGAGCCAGATTCATTTATCGTAGAGAAGAAAAGCTCTGGTGCTGCCCTCTATCAGGAGATGCGACGCACTGGATTACCTGTTTCCGAGTATACTCCGCATAGAGGCTCGGGCGATAAAATGGCTAGATTAAATTCTGTGGCTGACATAATAGCTTCTGGTATGGTATGGATACCTCAGACCCGCTGGGCTGAAGAAGTCGTAGAGGAGATCGCAGGGTTTCCTTTTATGAGTCATGATGATCTTGTTGACTCGACTGTTATGGCATTGATGCGGTTTAGACAGGGCGGCTTTATACGTTTGCCCACCGATGAACCAGAAGAACCACGGTACTGGAGACGGCGTAGCGGTGGATTTTATTGAGAGGGCTTACAATGGCTGTTGAAAAAGGACTATACTCTGCCCCGCTAGGGATGGATGAAGACATTACCGATATGGAAGAGATGGAGATCCCTGATCTGGAGATTGAAATTCTTGACCCAGAGGCTGTAACCCTATCCGATGGGGGTATGGAGATAACCATAATTCCCGGCACGGAAGGGGATTTTACTGAGTTTGGTGGTAACCTAGCGGAAACTATGGATGACCGTGATCTAGCCTCTCTGGCAGATGACCTCATGGGTCAAGTACAGTCTGACATAGATAGCCGCAAGGATTGGGCGGATACGTTTGTTAAGGGTTTAGACGTGCTGGGCTTCAAATATGAAGAACGCACAGACCCGTGGGAAGGCGCATGTGGTGTGTTCTCCACCGTGCTTGCCGAGGCCGCGATACGGTTCCAAGCAGAAACAATGTCTGAAACGTTTCCCGCAGCAGGACCAGTAAAAACCAAGATCCTTGGGGAAGAAACCAAGGAGAAGGAAGAAGCCGCTGCACGGGTTAAGGCAGATATGAACTATGAGCTTACCGAGCGCATGGTAGAGTACCGCCCCGAGCACGAACGCATGTTATATAGCCTTGGATTGGCTGTATCAGCGTTTAAAAAGGTGTATTTTGACCCAAATCTAGGCCGTCAAGCGGCTGTGTATATCTCCGCAGAAGATGTAATTGTGCCTTACGGCGCGTCAAATATTGAGTCTGCAGAACGTGTTACGCACATTATGCGTAAGACAAAGAACGATTTGAAGAAGTTACAGGCTGGCGGGTTTTACAAGGATATTGATCTTGGAGAACCTGAAGCGTTTCACACTGACATAGAAGAGAAGAAGGCGGAAGATGGGGGGTATTCACTAACCAACGATGACCGCTACGCTATCTATGAGATCCACGCTGACCTTTTGATCGAGGGTATAGACGATGACGACGGGATTGCTCGACCCTATGTCGTCACGATTGAGCGTGGTAGTGGCGAGGTGCTGGCGGTCCGTAGGAATTACGAGGAGGGTGACCCCTTAACCCTCAAGCGTCAGCACTTCGTCCATTACGTATACGTGCCGGGGTTTGGGTTCTACGGGCTTGGCCTCATACACATCATTGGTGGTTACGCCAAAGCAGGAACTTCCTTGATACGACAGCTTGTTGACGCGGGCACCCTATCGAACCTCCCCGGTGGGTTGAAGTCGCGTGGGTTGCGTATCAAGGGAGACGATACACCGATAGAACCGGGTGAGTTTAAGGATGTTGACGTGCCGTCAGGTAGCATCCGTGACAATATCATGCCTCTCCCGTACAAGGAACCTAGCCAGACCCTTCTCGCCCTCTTGAATCAGATTACAACAGAAGGACGTAGGCTAGGCGCTATTAGCGATATGAACATCTCGGACATGTCGGCTAACGCCCCCGTTGGGACCACACTGGCCTTGCTAGAGCGTACTCTAAAGCCTATGGCTGCGGTGCAGGCGCGTGTACACTACACTATGAAGCAGGAGTTTAAGCTCCTCAAGGCTATCATGGCCGAGTATGCGCCCGCAGAGTACACGTACGTGCCCGTGAGAGGCGAAGTGTCCGCCAAGCAGGCTGACTACATGATGGTCGATGTGATCCCTGTGAGCGACCCTAACAACTCTACGATGGCACAGCGCGTGGTACAGTACCAAACTGTGCTACAGATGTCTGAGAAGGCACCGCAGATATATGACCTGCCGCAGTTACATCGCCAGATGATTGAGGTGTTGGGGGTCAAGAACGCGGATAAGCTAGTACCTACGAAGGATGATGCGAAGCCAGCAGATCCAATCAGCGAGAACATGGATGCGTTGATCGGCAAACCAGTAAAGGCGTTTATCTATCAAGACCACCAAGCGCATATCACTACTCACACATCGTTTATGCAAGACCCGATGATAGCACAGATGATCGGGCAGAATCCGCAGGCAAAACAGATTATGGCGTCTTTGCAGGCCCATATTGCCGAACATCTTGGGTTCCAGTACCGCCAGCAGATAGAAGAGAAGCTAGGCGCACCACTACCCGCTCCAAACGAGGAGCTGCCAGAAGATATGGAAGTACAACTGTCACGTCTGGTTGCGGACGCGGGCAAGCAGCTTACCCAAGCACATCAGCAGCAAGCAGCGCAGCAGAAGGCTCAACAGCAGCAGCAAGACCCAATCATACAGATGAAGCAGGCGGAACTGCAGGTCAAACAGCAAGAGCAGCAGCGTAAAGCTCAGAAAGACCAGTCAGACGCTCAACTACGTCAAGAGCAGCTAAACCTCCAGAAGGCCAAAGATGCTTCATCCGCTATGTTAGACGCAGAGCGTGTGAAGATAGAACAGGCAGAGTTGGCGATAGAAGCTGAAGAGAAGGGTGTTAAGCTAGAACAGGTTAGTCGTGCCGAACGCAACAAGATGAACCTTGAAGCCGCACGCATGATGCGCCCTACACAAAAACCCAAAAAGGAGTCATAACACACTATGGCAAAAACCGTCTTTGACGTGCTGAAAGATAGAATCGACGGTGATATATCGTCTGCACAGAGTTTCCTAACCGCAGGGTCACCTAAAGACTATGCAAATTATAGGGAAGTTGTTGGCTTAATTCGAGGTCTCGAAGCCAGCAAATCTTACATTGAAGACCTTGCGAAAAACTATATGGAAAACGATGATGACTGAAGCAGCAGTTAAAATCAGCGATGCTGAACTGGAGTTACAACTCCCAAAACCCGTAGGCTACCGTGTACTCGTAGCACTACCGCAACCAGAAGAAACCATATCGGGAACTTCTATTATTAAGACAGATACTGCCAAAACCCAAGATCACATCATGTCTATCATTGGACTTGTTGTAGATATGGGTGACCAAGCGTACGGGGATGAAGAGCGGTTCCCGACTGGGCCTTGGTGTAAAGAAGGTGACTTTGTGATGTTCCGCATGAACTCGGGCACACGGTTCACCATTGGTGGTATTGAGTATCGGCTAATGAATGATGACTCTATTGAGGCTGTCGTAGCTGATCCAACGGGCATACAAAGGGCGTAGACATGGCTTTTCAAAAAGTAGAATTTGAGTTTCCCGAGGATGATGATGACAACAAAATGGCTATTGAAGAAACTAGCGCAGTTGAAATTGACATCACTGGGAAGAAAACTGCAGAAGATTTTGCAGCAGATGAGGCACCAGCGGATAAACCGGAAAGCAAAAAGGATAGTGTTGATGACGACCTTGAGATTGAGGTTGTTGACGATACGCCGAAGGCTGACCGCAACCGTAAACCGTCCGAGCCGCCTGAAGATGTTACTGAAGACGAGCTTGAAAAATATTCTGAGCAAGTTCAGAAACGGATAAAGCACTTTACTAAGGGTTATCACGATGAGCGTAGGGCGAAAGAAGAAGCCTTGCGAGAGCGCCAAGAACTTGAGCGTGTTACTCAGACTCTTATGGAAGAGAATAAAAAGCTAAAGGGTAACGTAAATAAGAACCAGACCGCGTTATTAGAACAAGCTAAGAAAAACGCTGTTATAGAAACAGAGACCGCCAAACGTGCTTATAAAGAAGCGTATGAATCCGGTGACTCTGATGCAGTGTTGGAAGCACAAGAGAAGTTAACAAATGCTAAGTTGAAGTCCGACAAGCTAGCAAACTTCAAAATACCTGCTTTACAGGAAGAAGAAACGCCTGTACAACCAGAACCAGAACCCGCCCCGGCAGTACAAGTCGATGAACGGGCCTCAGATTGGCAAAAAGCCAATTCGTGGTTTGGAAACGATGATGAAATGACGAGTTTAGCGCTGGGGTTGCATAATAAACTTGTCAAACAGGGCGTAAGCCCGCAAAGTGATGAATACTACGAGACGATTGATTCTCGTATGCGTCAGGTCTTCCCCGATAATTTCGAGGATGCCGAACCAAAGCGAAAGACACAGGTAGTGGCACCCGCAACGCGGAGCACAGCCCCTAAAAAGGTAACACTGACCAAGACCCAAGTTCAGCTCGCTAAGAGGTTGGGGTTAACTCCTCAACAA